TAGATGCGCCGGCGTTGGCGAGTTTCCAAATCTCGTTGATGGTGTAGGCGTTGAAAGTCTCCGTCATCGTGGTGTTGTCGAACACCCCGCCCAGATCGTCGAACCCATGAACGAGCTTGATAAGCCCTCCTCCGCCACCGCCACCCCCTTCCCCACGCCATACACCAAGAGCGGATATTCCACCCTGTGAATACACATTAAATTTCGAGTATATCGTATTTTCCAACTCTGTGTCGAATTTCCACATATCGTTAATACGGGCAAATCCTTCCTGCATTTGTTTTACAGTCCGTTGATACGATTGTTGCAGGGAAGCCGTCATATCATTGATGGCAGAAATCAAGTCGATATTCTTATTGGCAGATGCAACCTCTTCTTTCAGTTCTTGCGTATTCCCTTTTATTAGGTTGTTCCCGATGGTAATAGTCTGTTTGCAAGGATAGTCGAGTTTGGTTGTAAGGCTTATAACACGAGTAACATATGAATATCCTGCGTTTATGTATTCGACTTTTCTTCCTATGGATAAATCAGGATTGATTTCATCGAACACCACAGGATTAGATGAAAACTGGTAGTTGTTTTGGTCGGAAGAAAGCCGTTCTATTTCTTCGTTCATAGCTGTTTCCAGCCGTATGTACGCCGAATCTGTATATTCTTCCGGCATTTTGACGTTGAATAGGATAATATCGTCATTTTCCGACGGTATAAGTCCCGTAATAGCAGGGATAATATAGTTACCTTCTTCCTCTTTATATTTAATCTCGAAATCTCCTTTTTTGACTTCGAAGCTTATGCCATCATCACTCGTTATTGTTTTACTCTCATCATGGTATATAAGCTCAAATTCCATACCTTGCAAAGCCCCCGATTGGAAATGTACCGAAGGTTCCTTATTTGGTATACGCATACCATTCGGATTTTTTTCTTCGTCATAAGGGGAATTGTCGAAGTTAAATTCCGGTATTTGAAAATACCATATCGCATATTGGTCGTATATAGGGTCTCCATTTTCATCTGTGCCTATCTGTATTTTATCATTCGTTTCCGAGTCTATACGCCACATAAGGCGGAATCTGACATCTGATATGGAGAGTTCCGATGAAGGGTATATATCATCGAACAGTAGGATTTTGCTAAATATCTCTCCCTGTTGAAGGTTTGGCCTTATATCTTTATATCCGTTCGGATATTTTTTAGGGTCAAGAGTCAGCCGTTTGTTGACCAAATTGTTGACATTAGCACCTTTGTATTCCTGTACGATATTTCGAGTTGACCCGAATGCGTAAAATCGGGTATAATACCCATCTTTTCCCTCCGTAACCGAAGGTGTATTGATGTTTTCACCAACTTCGAGAGAAACAACAGCTCCATGTTCGGATTTCGACAGATGAATAATCATGGAATCTTTCTCAACCCACCATTCTGTCTCAAACGCAGAGGCTATACTGTTCAAGGCAGACAATATGTCGATTGATTGGAAAGACAAAGAAGTGGAAGCGTTAAGAGAAGAATCGACGGCGTAAGTCCATGTATCCCCGGTTTCGTTCTCGATAGCCTTGCAAATAACACTCATGAAATTGGCTGGGTTATCGGTAAGAGACCAATCCGGCTCCCGATTCGTTATCTCGTTATTCTCATCGTAAGAATACATGAAAAAAGGCACTTTACCCCATGATATAAATTTCGAATGAAATTGTGGTTTGTATTGAAATTCGGCCTCGTTCTTTTGTTTTGGATTATATGGCTCCAAAAGAGAATATTTCTCACCATCGAGTATGATATAAGCCCCTACCGGAATCTCTTCATTTTGGTCCGAGTTCCACGACAATTCTACATAATCGGATTTCATCAATTCCTCTACATGAACACACTCTTCTGTTATAGGAACTGATAAAATAGTCTCTCCTTGTATGTTTTTAATGTATATCATGATGGTTTCGTATATCTTCATACGATTTCAGTCAAAGATAATAAAAGTGTATGAAAAACATGCACTTTTTTTATGAATTTCTATCTGCTGGATTATATTCGACAAGTTTTAGAGAAAATCGTGCTATTCCTCTCATGAATTGCGTAAATTGATTGCATGAAATATAGATTGTTTTGTAAGTAATATTTGGTTGATACTTTGTTTTTATATTTATTATGCCTGTTGCCAATTCTTCACAAAAGCTGTTGTATCTTGAAAAGAATTCTTCTTCCGTTTTTGCCGTCAGGTTAAAAGTTAAAGTGATATTTCGTTCATCGATTTTAGGATTAGAGGACAGGACTCGTTTGCCATGTTCTAATCGAGACTTGTTTTCGATGAACTCTTTTAAAGGTGACGGTGTCATTAAGGAGGAAAGAGATGATGTATCCATACTTATACCCCAAGTTGTATAGCAGTCTTTCCCATTTATGTAAAACTCTCCCGATGCCATTTTATTTAAGTATAACTGAAGTTTTGTCTTTATTGATTTCTACAGGACAATTTCGTATGTTTATAAGTCTAATAACTGCGTAATTACGGGCAACTATTATAGCTCTGGCTCCATGCATGAGTATAACTTTGTGAACTCTAGTATTATCGTCAAATACTAGTTCCGCATTGGTATTGCCTATTAAAGCAATATTGGTATCATTACTTCTTTTTACATTTTTAGTGTCAACAAACACGCAATAATTAGCAATATCATTACTCATCTCACGGAACGTTTCAATAGGAGGGAAGTTGTTCTTCTCACAAAACTCTATGCCTTGTGGTGTAAAGAACAACCATACTAGAGTTTTCCAGTCACTAACACCATAAGACTTATCGCAAGCTCCTTTTTGTAAAGCAGCCATCATTATTTCTTTTACTGTATTCATATCTATAAATCTTTAGTATTCCTATTGACTTGTGCTATATCGGATTTTATATCAATTAATAATTTCGTATATTTTGCAATGTCTTCTAAGTAGCTATTCGTAATCACATGTTGATTAAGAATGTTATTTAGTATAGAATTGCTATTAGTTGATACAGATAAAAGAGAATTTAGAGAGATTACGGCTGAAATCATTTGATTTTTGATTTCTTCACCAGAAAGCTGCAACGCTGTAAACCGGCCGTTTAATTCCGTTGCTGTATCTTGTGACATGGTTTCAAAACCTCCGGCTTTCGACTTTTGTTCGGTGGTAGAACTTTCTCCCATGAGACTATCAGCCCAACCGAATTGAGCATCTATTTCTTGTTGAAGCTGTTCAGCCATGTTGTTGATGTAATCTTGTTCCCATTGAGAAAGCACGTTGTCGGCATAAAATTGTTGCAACTTAGTGCGTATTTCCTCCATTTTATTTGAGGATTTAATTGCTGCCTTAATGCTCTCTGTTACCATTTGTTGCATCATCTGCTTTACAACATCTTTTGCAGATTTAGCCCTATTCTCGCCAGAAGCCCATGCATCTGCATAAGCTTCTGCAAAGTTGTCAATAGCACTTTTTAGGTCTTCACCAAATATGACATTGATAGCTTTTTCTTTGTTATCAGAAATGAGATTGTTTATTTCGTCAATTTGATTTTCCCATTCTTTTATTCTGTCGCTATCTGTATTCTTTTTATCTTGTTCTTCTTTAATTTGATTTTGAATAAGTACTTTTTGTTGTTCTAGCAATTTATTTTGGTCTTCAATCAAGCTGGAAGCACTCTTTCCGTAAGCAGTTTCAATGGACTTGCCTAACTTTTCATACGAACGGTCAAGTGTATCTACCTGATCTTGTAATTTCTGAATCCGTTTTTCATTTTTTGCGTCGTGGATTTTTGCGATAGAGGAAGCAAGAGAGGAGACAAGACCGATGGCAGCACCAGCAGCAGAACCTATCGGTCCAAATATAGCACCTGCCTCTGCTCCTTGCATAGCTGAATTGAGGCCGTCCATAGCCACATTGATACCTTCGACAATGCCTGACAGTGTATCAGATCCGAAAGCCTCTCCGAGATTTGAAAATGTGTCGGAAAGGAATTGGGCTACACTTAATACCTCACTTAATCCACTTCTTATTTCTTCAAGTCCATCTTGCAATTTTTTTGTATTTGAACCGGCATCGAATACTTTTTTAAGACCATTAGCTAGTTTGTTAAACCCCGTTTCAGATTGATCTGCGGAATTACGGACATTATCTATACCTTTTCTAATTCGTTCTAATTCTTCGGGAGATTTACGCAATGTGTCGAAGGTCTCTTTTGTCATACCAAATTCAAGACCTTTGTTTTCGTCCCATTCGCCTGATTGCAAGAATTGGAATGCCCGTTCAGCTTCATTAGCAATGAGACGCATATCTGCAACTGTGTGTTGACGCATATCGTCAAACAATTTACTTATGGCAGACGTAGATTTATTCGCCTCTATATCCAAATCAGATAGTGCCCTTTTTGTTTCTTCGTCAATAGACTTCTGTTCCCATTCGTTTTTGCCTACCTTACGAGATTCGCCTTGCTCAATAATAGCATTACGCTTTTCATAATAGTTCCCGTAAGCGGCAAGATAATCGTTCATTGCGTTAATTTCATCATCGAGAATTTCTTTGGTCTGTTTATTCTTATTCTTTTCATTTAACCTATTTGCGGTATCAATATTTTCCTGTTGTTCAGTTGTTAGTCCATTCTCATTAAGCTTGGAGGGTTCAATCTTAGCTACTTTGTTTAACTCGGCCAGCTCTTTCTCTTTCTTTTTAATTTCTTTTTTCTGTTCTTCATAATAGTAGTTAATTTGCTTCAATTTCTTATCTTTACCTTCTTCCCAGAGGGAGATTTCTTTCTCTTGATTTTTTTTACGAAGCTCAAGAAGTTCATCAACAAGTTTCTGCTCGGCCTCTTTTTGCTCTTTTGCTTGCTTATCTTCAGCCGCTTTATCAGATTTGGTTTTAGGCAGCTTTGCACGGAGTGCGTCAATTCGTGATTGTAACGCATTGTATTCCTTGCTTCCGCTTACAGTTTCTCCCTGCTCTTTCTCTAATTTTGAGATTTGTGTTTTGACTTCATTGATTACTCTCAAATCTTTCTCACGTTCAAGTATAGTGTCTTGAAGCGACTTGATATAAGCCTCTTGTTGATCCACTGCTTCTTTTGTTCCGCTGCCGTCTGCAAGGGCCTTTTTTAATGATGCAAGTGAGGTTTCAGCCTTCTTGATTTCTTCTTCAAGTTGGGAGATGGATTTACCTTCTGTTGTAAAAATATTTTCAGTAGGTGAATCAAATGAGGGTTCGGGAATGAAATATTTGTTTCTGTATTCTTCTAAATTTTTATTTCTTATTTCAGCTTGTCGCCTTATTTCAAATAGAAGTGTATTTGCACTTTCTCCCCATCCAGTAGATACATCATTAAAAATCCTTTGAATTTCTGTCGGTATATCTCGACCGCTATCCAGCCAGTTTAACCAATTTCGGTAGACTTTTAATCCAGACTCATCTCCATATTTTTTTGTAAATGCATCATATACTTTTGTTAAGTTTTTTTCTCTGACGCTATTGTATATATCTTCTTCTTGTTTGGCAAAATTGGTATAATTTTGTGCGGCCATAGATTTACGTATGGCTTTTTCTAATTTTTCATATTGTCCAGCAAGAGACCCTGTTTTATCAATTTCTTCATCAATGCCAGAAAGATACTTTGAATAGCCATTTACTATTTTTTCTTTTATAGCATACCATTCGTCAGACCATTTTTTAGCCTCCGTAAGTTGCCTATTAAGTTCCCTTAATGTGGACATTTCATTTAATGCAGCCACTTCGGTTTTACCAAATTCATCGTTCAGCCTTTCCTGTGCCTTTTCTGCTTCTGTTTGATAAGTGACTAATTTATAAATACCTAAACCTAGTGCTGTTACTGCCGCTGCTACTGCGACATATGGGTTGGCAAGTAAAGTCTTGTTGAGTAGGGATTGAGCTTTTTGTGTAAGCACCAGCCAACTATAATGTATTGCCTCTTTAGCTGTCAATGCAGTAATACCAGCAGCTTGAAGGTTATGTAATGCAGTAATAGCCATAAGCGCAGTTCTGTATGCTCCGTATGTACCGACCAATTCAATTAGTATTTTTCCTACTTTTTCATAGTTTTCTATCAAATAAGAGACGCTGGATAATGCATCATTGATAATACCTTCATTCGCTTTGCCGATCTCGTTCAACATCATCGAGAAACTATCTCCTATGTTAGAAATCTGTCCGGTAATGGTTTTGCTTTGTTCTTGCATTAAGTTAAAGAACATACCACCCTCGTTGGTAAGGTTCTGTATGACTTTCTGAACCTCTGGAAACCCTATCATACCAGCTTCTACCATTCCTTTGATTTCACTTTCAGCTACTCCAAATTCTTTGGCAAGTTCTTTTATCATTGGAATACCTCGTCCAGTGAATTGGTTTAGGTCCTGTGTATAAAGTCGACCTTGTGTCATAGTTGTACCATAGAGATATACTAAGTCTCCCAAAGGTTGTGAAAGTCCGGCTGCAATGTTCCCTAATCGTATAAGAGTCTCGTTAACATCTTCGGCAGAAGTACCGTAAGCCAGTAATTGACGAGCTCCATTGGCAACACCTTGTAAATCGAATGGAGTTTTGGCGGCTGTTTCTGTGAGCTGAGCCATAAGGACGTTTGCCTTTTCACTACTTCCAAGCATAGTGGTAAAGGCGACCTCTAATTGTTGAAATTCACCTCTTACTTGTATAATATTTTGGATAAGTTCTTTTGCTGTAAAGCCAGCCCCAAAAGCTGCAGCTGCTTTCGTCATTTTGTTGAACATATCTTCTATGCCCAATCCATTTTTTTCTATTTCCTTAGAAGTATTGGTTACTCCGGTTTCTACTTCTCGTAGTTTACGAAGAAAATTAGAATTGTCGCCTGTTATATCAAAATGAAGTCCGGCCATGAGTCTTTTCGATTAAAAGGGGTAGATGTAACATCACATCATTTGCAAATATACAAAAGTGTATGAAATTCATATACTTTTGATAAAATAGAATAGAGTTAATAAAGTTTAACTAATGTGTGGGTATAAATATTTTAATAAATGATTATTGTATTATACTTTTGACGAAACAATCTTAACAGCATAAGATATGGATTTCAAAGATACAATTCAACAGATTGTAGAGAAAATTGCTAAACAGAAGGATAGCATAGCAACGGAAGAAGCGACAAAAACCTCTTTTGTAATGCCTGTGATAGCAGCATTGGGATATGATGTATTCAATCCCTTTGAGGTTGTACCAGAAATGGATTGTGACTTAGTTAAGAGGAAAGGCGAAAAAATAGACTATGCCATAATGAAGGACGAAAATCCTATATTACTTATAGAATGCAAGCATTGTAAACAAAACTTGAATTTACATGACACTCAGTTACAAAGATATTTTGTCGCTTCAAAGGCTAGGTTTGGGGTCTTGACGAATGGAATAGAATATCGCTTTTATACAGATTTAGAAAAGGTGAACATAATGGACGAAAAGCCGTTCCTTGTGGTGAATATGCTCGACTTATCGGACAACGATATTGAGCAACTAAAAAAGTTTCATAAGTCTTATTATAATGAGCAAGATATATTGAGTACGGCACAAGAGTTACAAATCACGATACAAGTAAAAGAAATGCTTAATCGTAATTTCCAAATGCCAGACGATGAATTTACACGTTATTTTGTCCGTAATCTTAATGATGGGAAATATACGGCAAAACTTGTGGACCAATATAGACCTATTGTTAAGAAATCCATTGCTTCGGTGATTAACGATATTATATCCGACCGTTTAAATGTGGCTATGAAGAATGAGAATAAGGAGGAAAAACAGATACCACAGGAGGTTGAGAATGAAAATCAACAGCCAAACGAAATGAATGAAGAAAAACTTCCCGATGGTGTAGTATTTCAAGACCGAGAAAAAGGTATAGTTACTACACAAGAGGAGATAGATGCCTATAACATTGTGCGCAGTATATTGAGGCAGTATGTAGATGTATCTCGTATTCAATATAACGACTACAAGACTTATTTTTCCGTGAACATAGATGGTAGTACATGGTGGTGGATTTGCCGCATTTATATAGGGAAACGGAGTAAAAAAATATGCTTGCCAAAGGATAACTACAAGACGAATGAATGGATTGACATTGAGACTATCGATGATATTTTTAATTATGCCGATGGTCTTAAAGAGGGTCTTGATTTGGCGAAAAAATGTGCTGATAAATAAAAAAATAAAGATATGAAGAAATTATTTTTATATATATTGATTCTATTATCAATTATTATTTTACAATCATGTGCACGAACGGAGGACGGAGAACCCGGATCGACGAGTGATGATACGAAATCACTAATTATAGGTGTTTGGGAAAGTGAAAATTATGTAGTGTCATTTGGAAATGATGGATTCTATTCGGCATATATTGCAGATGAGTTTATAGATAGCGGTGATTATACTCAATCCAAAAATATAGTATCATGTCAAAATTCCTATTTTAATAGGACAACAATTTATACAGTTGAAGAAGTATCAGATGATTTGCTTAAAGTGAATATCGACTATAAAGATTTATATGGAAATAAAAAAACAAAAAGTATATCGTTTACAAAAGTCAAAAAGACTCCATCTACTAAAAACAATACTTTGAGCGGAAAATCATATACATTTAATGCTCCATATTTTGGTAATATTACAATGTCATTTAATACATATAATTCTGGAATAAAATCTGCTACAAAAGGAAGCGCAAAACAATATCCTCTGAATTTCTTTTATATATATATTGGAGAAAAGGTTTATTATCAAATACTTGAAAATGCCACAATTCAAGTGCCATCTATTGGGGCATGGACTAATTATAATGACGTGATATGTTGGACGATAGATATTGGTACAAATGGTGAAATCATTCATATTGATACTATCCCTTTATAAGAAAACAGTGTACATTGTGGAACATTATTAATAGGATGCATTAAAATAAATTTATAGAAGAATGCTTAATAACGTTGGATATGGATAAGGGGATTAATATTATTTTTAGTCCCACTTCATGCCTTTTATTTTATCCATATTTTTAGGATCGTCCCCGTTTATAAATGTTCGGTCCGTAGATATATGATATTTTTTTATCTCGTCGTCAGTAAGGTATATAGATGTTATGTAATCATTAAGTAACATATGCAGGTTGGCATAACTAATACCCCATACAACATAGTCCATAGTCCAGCCATAGCGTTCGCAGGCTATATCTATCAAAGTACCATAAATACTTTTACCTCCAAAAGTTATAGTGTTACACTTCTTTTTCTTGATTCTTGATATTTTTTCTTGTTCTTTTTTCTCAATATCAATCTTAAAGTGTTGAATAAACTGGTCAATGTTATCCTTTGATAACACTATTATGAATAGTTGAGCAAGTTCTTCATTCGATAGGTTGTCTTCAAATAGCTTTCGTCTTTCATTTATTAGGTGGCTATTGAATAATTCTTCCTTTTTATCGAATGTATGGTAAGACAATATTTTGCATATAATATCTCTTTTGGAATCGCATAATCGTAATGCTTCCATATATGGATTTATAGAAAGGAAGTCTTTATTTATTTCTAAATTTTCGGTAAGACGTGATAAAAGGTATATTTTACCCAATGTGGCAGGGTATAAGTAGAATTGCATTTCTCCTATATGGAACTCATAAGGTCTTTCCATGATAGTATCTGCAATATCCATTTCTATTATTTTCCCTTCTTTGTCCATGCAAAATAAATTATATTGAGCGCAACTGTGGGGTCGAACCACAACTTTATACATGGAGTGTATATGTGCTACCGTTACACTAGATACGCAGAACACGTGGGTACGAAGCCCCCACGTTTGGCTCTATCTACAACCTATTGAATTATCCACCACCACTTGGATTAGGAGCTACTTCGAATTTATCACCGTCTCCAGACTCATCTTCAGGATCGCAGTCAATTTTACTGATGTTTCCACCGGATTCCGTCACGATGATTTTACCCCACTGAATTTGTTTTTTATCGGCGGCTGCTTTCAACGCATCAAAAGTGTATGCCCAAACACCACCGTCAGCAGAAGTAAAAGTGTCTTCAACGGAAACTGTCGTTTTCTCCATGCAGAAACCTTGAACTTCTGGGTCTTCCGGTTGAACAACAACAGCATAATTGTGTGCAACAACACCATCGCTATCACTTACAGGACGCTTACGTCCTTTTGCGGCACGAATGTTCAATGCCAAAGCATAGGTATTCTTTCCATACTTTACATCCTCATTTTCGCCTCCTTCGATTTTTGCTTCTTGTTTATCTCCTTTTGTTGTTGTCAACTGTGTAGAATCTTCCACAGGGGTAGGTAATTCCTCCCATTTAGGAGCAGAAGCATCCAAATCTTTTATAAATACACGGGGCTTACCCCATCCTATTACTGCCATGATATACCTAATTTATATTAAAAATTTATTCGTTATTTATCTCTATGTACAGTTTGTTATTAATGAAATGCTCTGTATGTCCGTCTTCAAATGAAACTCCTGTTGAATCAGTTTTTTGACTGCATTGTGATGGAACCGTATGATATTCGTCTTTTCGTATAGAGAATAAAAACTTCGATAGTTCGCATAATTCACGAATTCGGATTGAATCTTTTTCCCATGTTTTGGTTTCAGAGTCCCATAAGTCTTTGACATATATATTGACATTCACATAGGCTCGTTGTATTTGCCCGCAACCTTCATTTGCAAGAACAGATATGACTATATCTTCTTTATCAGATTTGTTGGGCCTTCCTCTGTCACTCAATTTACCGGAGACATTACGTTCGAGTTCTGTACCTTTAATTTTGTGATAAACGAACTTAGCTATTTCAATATCGGATTTCATTATTTCGCAATCTGTCTTTTAAGTTTTTCAAGCATCAATGGAACTTGTTCTCTTGCCCAAAGTTCGGTTGATGCAAGTACGTCTTTATTATCCATCGCTTCTACAAATTCAGCATAGTTCATTCCGGCGACTACGATAAGTACATAGTTATTAGAATATCTTTTAGCAAGTTCTTTCGCTAAGTCTTTACCTGTTTTTACACCTTCTGAACCTTGATTCACTTGGTTGAAAGTTGAGTATTGAATGATGTTCTTATTATGAGCAATCACATATCCAACCGAACTACGCAAGTTGCCTGTTTGGTCGTACCAACTTTTATCACCTGCTCTATCACGAATTTTTGTAACGCATTGTTCGCCAAGTTTGGATAAAGCACGAATAGTAAGACGCTCGACACGCTCTGCTTCTCTCATGAGCATGTCATGCACTTCGCTTAGCTTGGTGGTCATTCTTATACCCATAGTTTACATTGTTTCTGGTAGCGATGGAAACCTTTCACACTAAACTCCCTTTCAATTCCTTCAAGCAGATGTATCTTAATCCTGTCACCGATCATGAATGTTCGACAATTTGAACGTAGATAAACTGTATATGAATAGCTTCTTACAATACCATCGTCAAACTCTTTTTCAGAGGCTTTACCAGCAGGAACTGCGTCGCATTCAATACAGCCTTCCCAGTTAGTTTCTCCTTCATGATAATCACCATTGCTATCCTCGTAACCATCTTTTGATACGAGGTACTGCAATCTGTGTGGATATAGTCTTATTACTGACATATTACAAAAGGCAGTCACCTATATATACCATTGGCTTTGCCTCCAACTCTACCGAAGGTTCACCAATGGCATTATAGATTGAGTTAACACGTAACAGAATACGTTCTTTGTCTTTATCTGATAAAGAACCGAAAGACTTGTCTGCTTCAGAAAAATTGATAGCCTGAACTAAAGACCAAAGACAATCAGCCAAAGCTCCCATATACTCCTTTGAGTTCATTGTATCTGAATCGCAATCACCAACTGGATTGAGTTTGCGTTTTATCATCACATTCTCTACAAAACCTTCTGGAATAGGGTAATGTATTTCGTCTATAAGAGCTTGCTGAATTGTCTTCATGGCTTAACTATCTCCATTTGTTGTTTTATATGATTCAACAGCTTTTTTGAGCTTAGCTTCATCGGCATCATTCAATTTGTTTACAGCAGCAATTAACTTATCGTCTGGAATAGTCGTCGATAAGTTTTTACCGGTTATTTTATTGAACTCTGCGACGAAGTTTGCTTTTATGTAAGCTTGTCCCCAAATGGTGATGTTCTTATCGGTAGAATCTTTTCCCTCTTCGGTAGTGTCAATCGTTTGAGCCTCTGAGATGTCAAGAGAGTAGATTTGGTCTACGTTTTCAATAACAGGGAGAACTAATGCTTGACCACTTGTAAATTCCTGCAAAGGATCATTTTTAGAATACTTGCTGATAAGTTTGTATTCATCTACCGTGGAATAAATTACTCCTGCTACGGGATTAGTAACTTCTGCAAGTGTGCCCCAAACCAATGCGCCAACTTCTTGTGTAGTAAGGAATATTAGTTTGTTCGCATTCCACGGTTTGTACGGAATGCGTTTACCATTTTTCTCAGAAATGACTGTACGGTCAATCTTTAAGAATGTAATTCCGTTGTTGTCATCGGCAAATGCTTCGTCAAACAATGTAGCAGTAGGAACAGGTAACTTAGTGTTGCTGTCGAATGTCTGACCTCGATAGTTGGCAACCAATTCTTTTGCCCATTGTTCTTGTCTCATTTTATTGTAAGTCGATAACGAGATTGCTATCGTTGTAATTGAGTTACCATCTGCGTCAGCTTTTGCAATAACACGCTTTATGTCATCAGAAGAAATAGTTCCAGCTGTTTCTACACCAAAGCTATTTTGCGGTAAATAGTTGAAATTTATGCGCAATCCAGTTCCTGTATTGTTTTCATCTTCAACGATTACAACTCCATCAGATAAAGCAGTTAAAAAGTTTGCTTCGTTCTTTTCATCGATACCAACAGAGCAAGCTACCGCATCGTTGGTTAGCTTGTTAGCTATATTAGTGAACGCAGCTCCTTGAGCTTTCATGATGTTGATTGTGTTGATCTGAGTCTCACGAAGAATTTTTTTCATTCCGACCTTTGGCAATGTACCATTTGCGTGAGCAATGGAGTCTCTCATCTTGGGAGGGAGAGGTGAGTCCATTGCTACCATGTCGGCCGCAACATAAGTTGTGTTAACTGATGCACTTTCCCACTTTTGGTCTGCGGAATATTCTTTGCGAAGCATTGTCTTGTGAAGATATGTAAGCTGATTGCCTCGCTTACCATTGATTCTCTCGATGATGGTTTGAAGTTTCGGGAAAATCTTTCTGATGTATTCAATAAATAGTGATTCTTTCATTTTTTACCTCCTTTCTACATTAATCGTGTAAGAATACAAGAGTTGGCAATGCCGTTTTCATAGCCGCTTTTATGTCGTCTATGGGGTATGGACTCGCCAAATCATTGACTTCGCCACTATACATAATACCAACCAATGGTTCACTAGTTGGTTTTGTACATACAACTACTCCTACATATTCATGAGAACCGGGAAGTGAGTCGTATCCATCGCCAGATGATTTTACGGGCATAGGTTTGTACGTGTCTGTTGACGGATCACGAATAACAACGTGCCCGGCTTTAATAACCGGAAGGTTATAATTTGATACGTCAAGAGTACGACCTCCGATAATGCCAGCTACATAATGCCGGATTACGACAGAATCCATTCCGGCATTGAGAACTTCCATTTCGCTTGATAAATTTGCTGTTGCACCCATTGTTACAATTTCTTTTTTGACTTAGAAAGTGTTGACTAAATCTTCAACTTCTTTGTCGGTTAATACTTCGTCTTGTTTACCCGAACCTTTACTTCCGGCAGCAGGAGGGGTTGCCAATGTTGCCAAACCTGCATCTGCACGCTCTTGATTGTAATTCTTCAGGTCTTCCTCAACATCTGAATAGAACTCCTCGAAATCGTCGTCACTTTCAAAGCTCATCTTAGAGAAGCTTTTCAAGGTACGTGAACCGAATGTTCCAGTGTCTTTCAGCAGGGCTTCAAGTTTGGCCTTACGCAAGTTAGAAACTTTTTCACCTTCCAATGCGGCAAAACGGGCTTCCTGTTGTTCTCTGAAAGACTTAAACCATGCGGGTTCTTCGTCTTGTTCATTTCCTTTGTTGTTGGGATTTTTCTTGTTTGAACCAGCTGGACGAGAGCCGCCTTTTGACGTGTCATCGTCAACTTCGTCATCATCATCTTCTTCTGATTCGGGGTGTTTTTTCTTCCATTCGTCAAGCAAACGGTTGGCTTGCGACTGGCCGAAAGTGAGGTAAGGGAGAACCGCTTCTATCTGCTCGTCGATTTCTGCGTTTACATCCTCTTCTGAGGCATCTTCTGCGGATTTCAGGTTATCGGCAATCTTGGCGGCGATACCCTTCAATTCCTTCGCGTTGAACCCTAACGCCTTCGCTTTAAGTTTCAACCTTACGAAAACTTGCTGTTGTCTGTTCATTTCATTTAGGTTTAAACAAAAAAATAGTCTGCGTAGCAATGTAGCCAGCAGACTATTCGCATCTTCTTTCAGATGTGCCTCCGCCTAAACGGACAAACAGGTGTTTACGACAAGTCGGGTGGCGTACATCTTCATACGCTTTTTGCAAATATACAGTAAAGTATATGAATTTCATACACTTTTCAATAAAATATTGATCGAGTTTTATTTTTTTTAAGAAAAGAGGATAATAAAAATAAGACAAAGTAATACAAAAACAAGATAGTTGGGAATGAGTGATTTATCATCAAGTAACCAAAGGCGAGTGGAAGTGAATTTGCGTTATTATCCAGTTATTCTATTGAGAATGGCAAAGATTGCTTCGTCAGTGAATCTGAAAATTGCGTGTGAGGTTGCAGATTAGATACTATATAAGGCATTCATCACTCATTGAAAGATAATCATTTTCAGTTAAAATAATACTGTCTAATAATTTTATATCGAACAATTTCAATATATTTTTAAGGGAGTTAGTCATTTTTATATCCTCATTACTAGGGTTTTTGTTACCGCTTGGGTGATTATGAACGAATATGACACCAGCAGAGAGAGTCTCAATAGCATATTTGGCAATCAATCTTTTGTCAACTGGTGTTCCGCATATTCCTCCTTGAGAGATTTTAGCATACCCGGTTATATTGTAGGCTTTGTTCATCAATATAATGAATGCACTTTCGTAAATAAGAATATCTTCATGATAGAACTTTCTTGCGAAATTAGCAGAGTCTATAGAAGAATAAACTTTGACAACCTCAAAATCTTGTTTTTTTGCTGTTATGCTGTATTCTACTGCTTTCTTTTTCATTGTTCTTATATATAAATAGTTATGCTATTTCGAATTTGTAGTTAGGATTGTTTGCTTTCATCGATTTTATGTTTAAAGATGAGTATATAAGCCTGTCACTTGTGTAAACACTTCTTGCAACTGTTCAGCATAAATATCACTCGAAAAGAAGACCTCTTTGGCCTCGGAAAAAGAAAAAGTCTTTTTGTTTAATTTCGGGGATTTGATGAATCTCATAGAATAAGTATCCTTACCTTCTTCATAAGTAATAATTAATTTATCTGCGCCAGATTTATTTTTGCTCAATTTAATAACCTGCTGCAGGTCACCAGATTCATTCTCCATGTAACCGGTAAATTTTGATCCTGTCATAACTACAAATCTATGTCTGCCAAGTTGTTCGTATAAGGCTAACATTATTTCTTTTATTTGTTCTTCTGAATGTTTCATTACTCTTATTTTACTTGTTAATCAGGATAATAAGATTCAAATTGTTTAGTAAGTAAAGCGAATTGCATACCCTCTGAATAATCTTTAAGATCATTAAAATCATCTTTATTATAGGCTCTTGGCTCCATATCGAAAGATATGTTATCATAGAGCTTACCATTCTTTACGGTGTAAATACACCAGCTTTGAAGTTCCATATTATCATCTACTAAAATGTAATCGCCATTTACCGTAAGCATTTTTTCGATGTCAGAGAAAAATGCTTTAATTTTTGATTTGTCTACAGTACTCATTGCTCTTTGTCTTTTAATTGTTAGTAATATTGATTTGTTTTAGTATTGTAAAGATACTCATTATCAGTGAGTTAACAAAATATTTACAACCTTATTTTGCTCATAATCAATAGTTTAACTTTTGGTAACTTGGATATTGTAATATCAAAAACGCCGACTTTCACAAGCCGGCGTACATAAGAGCAATGAAAACTGCAATTATTAATAAATAATAAGACAGTCTTCGATGCAAAGATAGAGGTTTATAGCGATCATAAAAAGTCTTTTAGTAATTCTTCGTCACTAATAAAATCATAGTCAAATGGATAAAATGTATTAGCAAGTGCATCCATATAGTCTGGCGAACGTTTGATACGTTTCTTGATTTCTTCTTTCGGTTCAATTATAATCCGTCCATCGCTTTGGAACTTCCAGTGTGTTTCGGTTGCTTCCTCCATGAGTTTGTCACAAGGGGGAATAGCCGCCCCAAAACCGTTCTTAGGGTTAAGCCAATCACGTAAAGACCAATAGCAGTAAGCTCGCATATTGGCAAATTCATATTGTCCGGTAAGGTCATGCAAGCCTTTTGCACTCTCGGAATACTTACAAGAATAAACATTCCTATATCCGAGTTCTTCCAATCGGGAATATACTCCAGCTCCTTCACCTATTGTATCGATGTACGCTTTGGATTTTTTGTCAGAAAGATATATGATGTGCATTCCTGCGACATGCATGTGGTCCGCTTTTCCAGCAGATTGGTGAACTTCAAATTTAGGGACATAGTTTCCGTATCGAGGGCAAAGTACACTTTCATCTCGACCCATACCAGCAACATCAGAACCAATCTTACATGATTTAGACGGTGTAAAACCTTCTTCTTGTAAACGATTCCAATTATCATTTGCAATCTCTATCCATTCATACGGAATAAGTACATCTTCGGAGACTTTTGGAAACATACCAAGTACCTTGACACGAAAAAGGTCATTAGGTCGGTATAGACCATCTTCCCACTTAAAATCACCTTCTCCTTCATTAAAATCTGCCTTCTGAATGGGAGAACACCAATTTATCACTTTATCTTTTACCCATTCATAATCTACTTGACCGGGAATGACTAATTTCCTTTTGACTACATTCTCTGCATTGAGTGAGTTTAACCGGAATTTCGCAAATCGATTGGATTTCATGGCTCGTGCGGCATAACCCGTAGTTATGTTAGGATTAAACACGATGAGTAAACGGGAATTTCCCTGTAAGTTACCTTCAATAGCATTATATGTTGCTTCTGAAATACCCGATGCTTCAGTAACGACGAACATTGTATTCACAGCGTGGAACCCAGACCATGCTTCAGTATTGTCATCACCAGCCTTAAACCCCGTCAGGAACCATTCTTCATAATTAGTCCTTATTCCGGCAGATAGAAGTCGACCGGGTAAAAATTCTGCATTTCTAAATAGTCGTGAGATTTCAGGCATCATGATGTTATATACCTGCCTTGCTGTTGGTGCAGTCATGGCAATTTTTGTATTCTTGGATAATTTGCCATCTTTCCAACGTGGAGTGAGGTACATAAAACACATAGCAGCACATGCTGCAACGAAGTCCTTACCACGAGCTGTACCTGATGCAACAGCTGTCATGGGATTGTGCTGGACAGAGGATATGATAGATTGCTGCTCGCTGTCTAAACGAACCTTCAAAACATCACGGCAAAACCTATTCCAGTCTTCTATCCATGACTTTAAGTAGCGTATGTCCTTGCGTACATGGCTCATTCCTCATCATCAGGCAATTCTTGCATCAGTTTCTCAAATGGATTGACATTCACGTTTTGCTCAACGCTTTCCACATAGCCACGTTTTTTGCCTTTTGTCTTGAGATGGAATATGATGGCTGTAAGGTTGCCTGCGTTAATCTGTTCAAGCAATTTGCTTTCAGAAAAATCGATTAAACTCTCATCAACATCTGACAGTAGTTGATTCAATTTAGGGTACTTTTTACGCCATGCGGTAAATGTATTTCGGTCTATGCCGAGAGAAGTACACGTAGATGATATATTACCAGCTTTCTTAGTATAAACCTCAGCGACCTTTTCATACGGGATTTTCTTGTATCGTGCCATATCACAGTTTTTAAATGTTGAATTTGCTTATTTCTATTTGTTTTTAATTATCAGTTAGAACGCACTGTTTACGACCATTCGTATAAAATCATTGTACTCTATGCCATGCTCTTTCATGCACTTAGCCATATATCCATTGGGAGAAAGTCCGGGAATCATATTAATATCTATCACATATGGTACTTGGTTGGACATTCTGAAATCTATCCTAAGGTAATGTTTAGCACTTACCGCTTCAAACACTTTCTTCGCAATTCTGTCAAGTAATTCATCTTTGCATGCAGATGCACTGAAGCTGTAATTTCGCTTTGTTTCATCCGTTTGTATGCCATCCGTGTTATTGGCATTCGTAAAAGCAGAGTATGTCTTTAAAGAGCTATCTTTCTTTGAGTATATTACAGAAGTGGTTATATCACTCCCGTCAATGTAACGTTCTATCATCGGTTCTATGCCTTGTTTGTGAAGAAATAGACATTTATTTATGACCTGCGACTTAGTAAAGCATATACTGTTTGAATCTATTCCGACGCTATTCTCGCCAAACTTTGGTTTAACGAAATATGCGAAACCTCTTTCCACATCATTGGGACTAACTGTCAGAGGAAACGGAATGCCACATTTGTACAATTCGGATTTAACAGCTTCCTTATCATGAGTAAGATAGTTAGTCTGCGAAGATTCAAGCGTGGACGCAAATCCGATTCTTTCCTGAGCTTTTCTAACATGTTGATTGATGTTCTCGTCTCTTGCCCGAATAAAAGCAATATCCTCTTTCGTGAGAAAAGAGAAATCATCATCCTTATCCGCACAAAATATGTCTATTTTACCATCGGCAAAGGCTTTCTTATAATACTTGTACGTGGGAAAGCTGCCGTCTTCCTCTTTACGATTCGCTATTACCCAAATCATTGTCTTTCTGTATTTCGGTTAAACGTTCCTTTGCTAGATCAAGCAGCTTAGAAAAGCATATTGCAGGAGACTTGATGTTGAATTGGTCTCCTATTTCTTTCTGCAACTTAAGCAGCATCTCCTCATTAGGTTCATGGTCTGCAATCAATACGATGTCGCTTTTCTTCGCCTGCTCCCTTATGTCCCCAAACAGACTGTCTAGTGCATCAAACGAGTTTGGGTAAAGGATAATGGAGAAAGTGAAAGTCTCCTTCATCACGGATATATCTATACCGTTCGTATCAACCGGTGTAATTTCGTCAATGTTGATGTGGGCGAACTTCTTGAACTCGATGGTCTGAATTTGTTCAAATAATTTCTTCAAGATATTCCTGTTATCTTTTCCATGTAAGGAGTTATGGGAAAGCTGGATTGCTATAATCTCATCTTTCGTAAGCTCATCTTCATCGCAATAAAGAATGCCTATCTTGGAGTAACGCAGTTTCTTACAAGCCCTCAATCTGTGATGCCCGCTTATCATCACAAATCTTCCGTCTTGTTTTTTGTAACAACACGGGACGCTACTCAATCCGGATTTGCCAATATTATCGCATAGGGCGGCAAAATCCTCTCCAGTCATTTCGTTGGCGTTCATTTCCGCCTCATCTATAAGGCTGATGTCCACCTGATCGTATTTCCATCTATTTTCGTTGTCCATTTTCTAATAGCTTATGGTATTTTTCTATTACTTCCTTATAGCTTGAATACACACCAAGTTGCCCGCTATAAGCAAGATATGATGATGTGCAATGCTCTTTCACTTTTGTATAAACACCCCGATATTTCATACTTACCGGTTTGTGGGTATAAGCACAGCTGATAACCTTCTCCACTAACTTGTGCATGGAGCGGCTCAATATTCTTTGTACTTCTTTTGTTTGTATGCAGTACAAAATAAACTTACTAAGTTTAGGAATTGCATTATTCGTGCAAAAATCAGTAAGTTGAAACAGATCATACCCATTGTGTTGTGGTAACGTGAATCCAAAACCACCCAGCGTGTACTTGCCGTACATGACTACAAAAGGATATGTGGATGAACTTACAGAATCCACTTTCTTGACATACTTCTTCTGCAATCCTTTCAAGTAACCCGGTTTTACCTTCAATATCCTTAGAGCATCCGGGTTATCTATACCCAAATCATCAGGCGGAACTATCTCATCAACGGTATCAATACTAGATGAGTATGAAGTGTTTGACTGACTGTTTATGCAAGGTTTGTTGCAATAAAGATAACGACCAGCCGACCACCTTTCGCCTCCTGAAGAATTGAAGATAGCAACTTTGTGCATATTACTAAGGTATGGACTATTGCTGATGAAGTAAAACCAAGTGTCTTTTGGCAACCTTTCCACCAATTCGTAATAGTCATTCCTTATAACGGGAATGTCCGATTCCATATCACTGTTTTCCCGTATCAGCTTGAACGCCCTCTTTAAGAACTTATCCTTACCATAGTTAAAATAGATGACTTTCTTTCCATCAATTGCTTCTTGAAGAGAGCCTCGATGGTATTCACAGGTAGTAAGCAGCGACATAAGCCTCTCACTTGACTTCTCCGTGTATTCAATGGACTCTTTTGCCTTATACTTTATCGCATCGAGAATAGCATCGTTCCTTGCAGACTGGCTCATACAGAACTTCTGCAAGCCCTTTGCATACAGAGCCAACGCAAGCTGCCTTGATGGTGTCTTGTTGTTGAACTGCTCCAGCCATTCCAGACTGTTGTTATACGTCAGCGACATTTTTCCATTGGATAGCAAATACAGCAAATGGCAATATGGGTCTTGACTAAAAATAGACACATCCATTTTATCCATGAAAAACAACTCATAGTTATATAAAAAGCTGTTTACTATGCATACCTCTTTGTGCCCATGTTCTTTCATTGCCTCATATAGAGCCGAAGCCTGTTTGGAATTGAATGCTATCGGTCTTGTTTGAAACGTTTCTATCGCATTGTATGGGTTGCCTTGATAGAGTAGCGGAATAAGCTCCTTAGGTGTTTCGTATTTCAGTCCGGTAACTTTTTTGAACTCCTCGTAGGTATGTAGTAATTGAAAGTCATTAAACGTATGATTTATGGCATAATAAAACATTCTATACGTAGAGTAAACGCAATTCATCGCCATATAAAAATCTGTTGTAGCATGATAGGTGCGAAACTCTATAGTCTTAGTCTTAAAATATGATGATATGTTAATTGCGTGACGGATAAAACCTTTCTTTGAATTGTTAGTAAATAATTCTCTTATGTCGTCAAATGTTTTGGATTGCAAAACACCATTATAATATTTTTCAGTAGGAATCGGCATGAGATTGAAAACCATTTCGTCCCATTCTGAGATATTCGCATACTTTTTGATGAACGGATAGCATACATAAAAGAAAAGAAAGATATTTTTTAATTGCTCCACCGACAAATCCCCAGCATAGATATGGACATGTGTATAGACGCTCCATTTGATTACACCTCCTGCATTTACCATAGATTCATATACACTTTTCAATTCGTGCAAATCTTTCAAGCAAAGTCTTAGCGGTGGAGTATTAATTTCGCCACCAAATCTCTTATTACACGTCCCGTCTGTGTTAACAATATCCTCATCCTTACTCCATGAATATCCTGTTGGCAATGACACTTTACTACGATCAAGATTACACATCTCAATCTCGACACCAAATGTACGTGTTTTTATGTCTGTGCTAATATCCATATCTTGTTTCGCAAAGTTCTTCTATATACTTTTCGCAACCTAATCTCTGGATAGTTCTTCCGTTTTCTCTAAAATCTTCTCCTAAAGCTACACTTGAAATATTGATGAGAGATGTTGTAATGGGAACGTCTACGCCTATTCTTTTGGCAATGCTTTCCAACAGGATAAGACCTTGTGAAACATCTTCCGTGATGTATCTTGAACGCACTGAAGTAGGACTTATCGCCCTATCTTTGGATTCAGAGTATTCGTAAAAACTCTTTATAGGGTCACCGAGAAAACCTCCTGCGACAAAAATATCGATAGGATTACAACCTAATCGTTCTAAAACCTTGCGTTTCTCTTTATCCAAATCCAGCATAACCTTAAAGGTCGCATCATTACCACGGGCGTATGCTTCCCTATACATACAGAAGTTTCCCTTGCTGTATTCTATTCTTGGAATGCTCATTATGGATCCAACGGTATGCAAAACCATATTAGGGTTGAGTAATGCGGATTCCAATACTGAGTATTCGTTGCTGAAACCTTTATATAGTTGACGGATTCTATCCATACACTCCCCTGCTATTTCTTTTTGGAAGATAGACAATGGGCTTCTTGTAAGCCTGCACCCAACCCGGAATACGACTTCTCCGGGGACATCATCTTCTTCTATTCGTCCTTCAAGATATGGGCCAGCAGTTTCCACTATGACTGGCATTGAAGAACAGTGCTTTTTGAAGTAGAAAGATGACATATAACTGCAAATGCAAATTACAATCTGGCTCCCGTTGAGAAACTTGCTTATTCTCTCGATAAGATTTTCGTGATAGGTACTTTGAATTGTCACAATGACGACATCAGCTTTTGTTACTTTGCTAATGTCATGAGATACTTCATTGATTACAGCAGTTCTATAACTACAGTTCTCTTTCAGCAATACACGGTTATTGTTCTGACGGATTTTGTAAAAAACTGATTCTTTCGAGTGGGAGGTTTTAATCAAAGAAACGTCGTGTCCGCCAATAGATAAATCTGCTGCTATGGCTACACCTACATTACCACACCCTAACACTGTAATTTTGATAGGATCATTAGAGTTCTCTTGTCCTTGATTTAAAGGATTTGTTATCGTTTTTTCGTCCATATATTTAAGTTGTATATAACTTCATATACATTTTGTGCTAAGTCTGCCAAGCGTATTCCCGACAAGACTAAACACAAATCCATCATTTTTCAAGCTACTTGCAAGAACACTTATGCAATTCTTCGGCTTCTTTCAGTCGTGTCAGATAGCAATTACTATCACCCCGTAAACTGCACAAGCTTTAATGTTCTTGCTTTTGCTTATCGCTACTATAAGGGTTGAGCGGAAACAGGGAATCGAACCCCACTCTTTGGCTGGAATGCCAACGCTCTGCCGATGAGCTATTTCCGCAATATGGGCAGCCTGCAAACCGTTTATCAGAATTTTCACTGCCCTTCCTTGTACTTTGGTCGTTATTTCTTATCTCTGAGGTTGAAGTGGGATTCAAACCCACGAATAACGGTTTTGCAGACCGTTGCGTTAATCACTTCGCCATTCAACCAAACCAATGCTGTCAAACCACCGCTTGCTTGGCAAATCTGACAGCATCCCATCAAACGCTATTGATGGTTGGCATTATTTTCAAAACAAACTCGCTTGTTCATAATTGGGCTCTTTCTTCTCAACAACTCCAAATTCTGTGATTTCAATACCAGTATTTTCTGTGATCCATTTTGCCAAAATATGGCGATGGCAGAAATCACCCGGTTTTTCGTAGCAACAAAGAGCAACGTCTTTTCCTCCGCTTAACATTTCAATTTGTTTCACGACTTGGTTCGCATCTTGGCTTGCCAATATTCTGTCGTAAAGTTTTAGGTATTCATCGTGGGAACAAGGTCCACTTACCATATAACGAGTCGGGCAAACATTCAGCATTTGTGGAATACCAGCTATAAATCTGGGTTTACCAATGGCTACGCAAATAATTTTAATTCCAGCTTCTTTCAATTTTCGGCTATTCCCGAAATACGATGTAAAAATCTTCATTTTTTTTGTTCTTTTTACGGTGTAAATATATAAAAAGTATATGAAATTCATGCACTTTTAGTGCTAAAATTGTCTAAACTACCACGTTTTTATTATTTCTATGACTTTTTCATATTCTCCAGCGTGTAACAATGACGCTTCGGTATGGAAATTTATATCAGTTAATCGATATTCTATAAGTAAACAGGTATATTCATCACCAATTTTGCGATGGTTTTGATGTTTCTTGGCAAGTGATTCCAATTCTTTGCAAGATAGACAGTAGTGATTCTTGCGATTAAGATTCCGCATCTTATTAACATCTTCTTCTTTCAAATCTTCGTATGTCATGGCTTAATCCTCCTCAAATTCTTCTTCATATACAAAAATATGTTTACCACTTCCACAAATCTCGACTTCCCATTTATGTATGTTCGGCCAATATTCGATTAGAATTATGTTTCTATAGCCTTTATATGGCTCTTTCAATGTTGCTGTTCTCATTGCTCTTAATTTTAAAATGTCGGATCTATATAGTGATTTTGATAATGCAACATAAGCAGAACTCCATCTTTGTAATGCTGCCCTTCTGCTACCCAATATCCATTCCTTCTTTTGGTGAACACTTTTGGTGCTCCTTCCAATTCTGGTAGGACTTCATATTCGCTGGCATAATAGTCTATACATTTGGTTTGATTGAAAGTAACCTCAATCTTGCATGGAGAAATAATTTTAGTAACTGTTGCCGCTCGTTTATCCGAGTAATAGCAGACCGTACAGCCAAGTCCAACTTCGGGTACGAGATTTTTGATTGCGTCCAACTTCGCTTTTTCCTTTTGCTCTTGCCAATCTGAGAATTTTATACCGCCGGGATATTTGCGACTTTCTATTTCGTGTAGAATAGCAAAACTCTCCTTGCTTGTTAATTTCTTTGATATTTCCATTGCTCTGTATTTTATCCGTTATACGTTGATGTTATTTCTTCTGCACGGAGTTCTTTTCTTAACTCACCGTTCCTATATATTCTCACGGCTACTATTCTAACTGTATCGGATAGGAAACGCCCGCAGTCATTAGCTAGCTTAACTTGTAATTGAATAGCTTTTGCTAAATTTTTAGTACGCTTTCTTATGGTTTTCTTGAATCCGAAAACATAATCTTCGGTATCGATTTCGAACTGGTAGGTGTCAGAGTGTAGTATCTGACTCAATTCAGCTGTCATTTGTTGTATTCTATTCATTGCTCTTATTGTTTAAGTGGTTATTTTGGATATATAAAGATACAAATAATATATTGAATATCAGTAGTTTGTGTTTAAAATATTGCTTACTTAAACTTTGTTTAACTTTTTGTCTCTCAGCGACTTTCGGTCAAGTATCTGTGCAAACAAACCAGTTGCAAACACTATTTCACGTCCATACTTATCCTTGCATCGAATGTATATATATGCATCTTTACCAGACATATAAAGCTCATACAGATTATTGTATGGACGAATGCAATCACGGAACATTTCCGATGCCGTCTTTGACTTACGATAACCACTTCTGCCCATACTTTTCAAATAATAATGATTTACTTTTCTCTATCTCCTTGTCTGTGTCGATTCCGAGTTGTCGATAGAAAACAGAATTACCGGATAGGCATTCATGTGCTATCTTCAATGTTCTACGTTCTTCTTTGGAGAAACCAACTCGAAAAGTAGAGAATATAGCTAATGCTTCTTTCAAATAGCCGGAGTGGAGTAGGGATATAGCTTTACTTGTTTTGGTTTCCATAAGGGTAAATTTCGATGTCTTCAAAATCATCGTCAGTAAGGGCGATTTCTTCTGTGTTTATCATTTCTTCTACTTTCTCATGAGCGGAATCCATGTTTTCTGCTTCTACCTCCACTACCTTCGAGTAGGTTTCGATTATTCTGAATTTGCATTTCATTCTATATTCCCTTTATTTAATTTTGAATTTTGCAATCCTGCATGATACCCATCAATCCATATCAACAATTCTGTGGGTTTCAGATACCCGCTTATCCTGTGACATGGAATGCCCCCTTCTATTACTCTATCCCCGGTAAATGATTCGTCGTGTATTACGAACGCATAATACCCATAAGAGAATGACGAAGCGGTTAGATGCATTCGATTAGCATGACAGTACTTTTCTAATTGTTTTAATGCTTCTTTTTGTGTCATAACTGATGATTTATAGATTTTCGTTGATTTTCTTTTCTGTCCGTTTAATGAATCGTTTAATCATATCTTCTAACTCATTCCTTAAATCGTCCTTGTCAAGATATGAGCGGAAAGTTTTCGATTGTAAAATATCGATGATAGCATACGATTTTTATCCGTTAGATTTAACAATGATTATTCGTCACTTATTACCCCCATAATTTTACTGCAAGATCATAATTCTTTTGAGCTTCATTTACTGCTTTTTTGGCATAAGTAAGAGTGTAGGAGTGTTCACGTGGATATTTGCCTGACTTTACACCTTCATGATATTCTTTGGCTTCTTCCAGCTTGTGCGCATAAAAGTCAATACTTTCCGGCATAGATAGGTTGATGGTTGTAGCACGCTTGTCCCAGTATTCGGCTTCTCTTTCATGTTCTGTTGCTTTGTCGCTAAATTCAACGCTTTTACCCATGTTTCTCCAAGCATCCGCTATTGCTTTTCTGTGTCGTCTTTCGCTATGATGTCCTATTTTAATAGGTTCTCCAAGTGAAAGAAAATCTCTGTCCTTATTTGACTTTTCGAAATATTCATGACTTTTTTTATTTGCTGATACAGACCATTCACGTCTACGTTCGGCTCTACGTTTTGCCCATTCTTGTACGTTGAATCCGTCAGCCCTTACGATGGAGTAATAATAGAATCCGTCACGCTCAAATATCAGATTAAAAACGATACTTTCATTCTCTTTTCCATACTTGGTTGTAACTAGAATTTCCTCACCTCTTTCGTGCTTTTCTTCGCACTTTGCCAAAAATACGTTTGGCGCAAACTTGTGGTACGTGTTCATTGCTCTTATGTATTAAATTGCTAACTTTAATCTTTCTATATCTCGAATAAGTCTATTGGCTCTCTGCCTTTCATTACTTGCAAAGTCTTCATTACAGATACTTTCGTAGAATGCCGCATTTTCTTCTGCTTCTTTTAACGACATCTCTTTGCGTTCTATCAAAGACTTTATTGTATCAATATTATTGCTATTAATAATTTCTTCTAAAGCTGTCTTCTTTGTTAATTCGATTGTTGCTTTCATTGCTCTTTTAATTAATTATCTGCAAACTTTATCAACTGTAACTTTCAACACTTTCCAATCACCTATTGCCAGATTAAGTGTTCCATCGGAATTAATTTTCTCAATTACAAATTTCTTATAAGGATAAGGGTTGTAAGTGACTTCACGTCCTAATTTTGCATTAAACTTTCTCATCGCTCTTGTCTTTTAATTGTTAGTAATATTGATTTGTTTTAGTATTGTAAAGATACTCATTATCAATGAATTAGCCAAATATTTACAACCTTATTTTGCTCATAATCAAGAGTTTAACTTTTGGTAACTTGAAATGAAATATGAATGAAATGGAGTATCACGGACAATAGGTTTAATCTATTGGTTTTTATTAAAGTGACCCGGCTTTTGTTTCCACAGTGATATAGCCGGGCCACCGCTCTTGTTGTTTTGGAAGAGCACGTGTATTTGGTGTATCAATCTCCGCAATAACGCCCGCTTTGGTTTCTGTAATACTCTATTATACCTCTTTCCATTGCTGAGTCGAATACAATCGATTCGGGCTTTTGTGCGGGTCCCGACTTTTTCATTAACCGGCGAGCCTCTTTTTCTGCCTTGCGGGCTTCCGCTTTCATCTTAAACCATGCGTTCCTCAAACAAGCACTGAACGACTGGCAGAACTCACGGCCGAGAACCGAGATAGAGCGTTTATACATTGACCATGCCATTTTGAAGAGTTGCGATTTGTTGATTTTCGTTTTCATATCTTTGTTTTAGTTTTATGATATAAAGATACAAGTTATATCTTGTATTTACAATAGTTTGAGCAAGATTTATCTTGTATTTAACTTTATTTATACAAGATATAGCTTGTATATACTAATAAAAAAACGACTTTTGTAACAGAAATAACTTTTAGGATATGAGAATAAGAGATATTATTGAGCAAAAAGGTATAACGACAAAAGAGTTAGCCGAAAGAATGGGAATTAGCCAAAGTGCATTGAACCAACATATATCAGGCAATCCTTCAATTAAAGTTCTTACTTCAATTGCTTCTAATTTAGGAGTTGATATATGGGAATTGTTTGTATCACCGGAAGAAGTACGCCCCAATAGCGATACTACTGTATTGACGTGTCCTAAATGTGGAGCGAAGTTAAAGGTAATTGAGTCAAAAGATTAAGCCATGAACGAGGAAATAACAAAGTTATTGCTTCAATGCGACACGTTGAAAGCCCGTTTGTTGGGGCTGCGCCCATTACCACCGGATGCCCTGCAAAAGATAGAGAATGCGTTTGCCATTGAATACACCTATGAAAGCAACCGGATCGAGGGAAATACGCTCACACTGCAAGAAACGGAGTTAGTAGTGAACGAGGGGGTTACTATCGCCGGAAAGTCAATGCGGGAACACCTTGAAGCGATTAACCACGTTGAAGCGATAGACTACATAAAGGACTTTGCAAAGGGAGGTATGGAAATATCGGAGCGCACAATCAAGGAAATACACGCTATTGTGCTACATGGCATAGACAGAGAGAATGCCGGACATTATCGGGGCGTGCCTGTTATGATTTCGGGAAGTACACATGTCCCCCCACAGCCGTATTTGATACAACCACAAATGGAGGCTTTTATGACAAGGTTTGCCGAAATGGAGGAGCAAGGCATTCACCCGGTGCTCATTGCGGCTTACCTTCATGATGAGTTGGTACGCATACACCCGTTTATAGACAGGAACGGGCGTACATCTCGGCTTCTGATGAATCTATACTTACTCCGCAACGGTTATACACTGGTAAATCTCAAAGGCAGCAACGAGGACAAAATAAGCTATTACAAGGCACTGGAAGCCTCTCATACGGAGAACAATCCGGCAGAGTTCCAAAAGGTTGTTATACGAGCTGAAATAGAATCTTTAAGCCGGTATCTCTCGATTGTAGGATAGTATTGTCTGGATTTGAATTAAAGATTATGAATGAAGCAATGATTTCATTTGTAACTCGTTTAAGTTTATTTATTACCTAATCACGACCTAAATTTAAAGTATAAGGAGACAAAAAAGGAGGGCGTTTTGCGTCCTCCTCATTATGGGTTCTGCTTTATATGCTTACCACAAAGCAACCTTTCCGCCTATTCCCAAATCAAGGGTGGCCGTTGTAATTCCCAAAGCTTGGAATACTCTACTCATCGTGGAAAGGGTTATAGAACTTTTACCGCTCTCCAACTTACAAATTTGAGAGCGTTTCACGCCTACTTTTTTGCCTAATTCCTCCTGTGTGAGGTTCTGTTTGAGCCTTTCTGCCTTGATAGCCTCTCCAATGTAATAAGCCTGCAAATCATCTTTGAGTTGAGCTTCCATAGCGTCCCTTTCGGGAGTGCCCACCTTTCCCCATACATCATCTATCAATTTGTCTGCTGGTGTGAAATTCATCTTTGCCATATCTGTTACTTTTTATCATTAAAATATTCTTTCCTTATTCTCTCTGCCTTTTCTATCTCCTTTTTAGGGGTTTTCTGCGTCTTTTTCACTATCCCGTGAGTAACCACTACCAAAGCCCCTTTCTTGGTGTCCCAGAAAGCAAACAGACGGTAACAAATTCCGTTGAAAAGCGTCCGTAACTCCCATATATCAGAGTTTTCCAATTTCTTGAAAACGTCCTTTTCTATTAGACCACTCTGCACTCTACGAATATTATACGCTATCTTCTGCTGTGCCTTGAATGGCTGCTGCCTTACAAAACTGTTCGCCTCATCGCTTAGTATTATGGTTATCGTATGCCCGTCCATATCGTTTCTTGTTATATTTACAAAGATAATAATTTGTTTCCAAATTAGCAAACAATCATATCTATTTTATTCTATTTTAGAAAAATTTCTCTCTTGGCTTGCCGTTCGTCTGGATACTCCACCTAGCCTGAAAGCTCGGAGAGGGAGACGTTCAGGAAATCGGGATCCGATATATTATAAACATCGGTATCTTTATATTAATGCTTAAAATATTACGTTTCATATCGCCTTAAAATCCAATCGGCCTAAATTGTCATTTATAGACTTAATGATACTTTCCTGTATCAAGGTTCCGCATTGGGTTGTTAGTTGTATAAAGTGATCTGTATCATTATCTGATACAATTCCGTACTTGTTCTTCCAGTTGCAAAAAGAGTTCTCTATATCCCGCAATCCTGCCAACATGATTAATAACTCCCTTGTCTGTCCACTGATGACTGCGTTACGCATGGTATCGACGCTACGATGTTCGATTACTTCTACTGTCTGCTCATCTTGTTTTAATTCGGTTGTTTCCATATAAAAAAAGTTTATTGTTTAACGATGTTCGGAATAGCGGGAATCCTCCCGGACACGTCCGCTACCGGTGGGATAGCTTACTTTCACAAGCGGCTGCCCCGTCTATAATTTAACAAACATATAAAAGCACCCTATTAGGGTAGGGTAACCCCGGAGCGGATAAACCGCCCCTTTGGATTTATAATAACTTTATGGTTATAGCTGATATTATGCCGAGAGTTTGGTATTGAACAATTCAATGACAAACTTTCTGCCTGATTCGGTCCAATACATGTGTTCTCTTGATTTCTGTACTCCGTTATCCATATAAGGGTAGGGGACATGTTTGGTAAATCCTTTACTGCGGTATTTGGCCGTGAGGAAGTAAACAGAAGATTGTCTGTATTGAACTCCCCATTCACAGAGTAGTTTGTTCAGTTTTATAGCCGATACACCTAAGAATGCCGCTATCATGTTTGTCGTCACAAGTCCTTCACTCGACATGATTTCATCGTAACATTTACCTTTGGGGGCGAGGACCTTTATAGTATCGTCCTTTATTGATATTTCCTCGTCTTTTCTCTCGATGATAATTTGTTTCTGGGCATTTTCAGCTTCGAGCTGCTTTAATCGTTCTTCTCTTTTGGCAAGAGTGGCTTGTGCAATGGTTAGCGCACGTGCCATGATTTCTTCTGGTGTGTCTTCTTGCTTGGTGGAGATGTAGCCGCCTGTGGTACGTACTTCGTGAAGGATTTGTTTGACCCCTTTCTTGAATTGTTTGGCTATTGGCTTGCGGCTTTGCATAAGGACTTCGTATAAACCACCTTCGGTTAGGAACCAAACTTGTTGGTTTCCACCGGGGGTCGGAATAATGTTCCGACCCTTTTCATCATCATCTACAGATGCAACCAATTTGTTAAGGCTTGTTTTGTCGTAATCGATGCATTCTGCAATCTCTCTTGCAAGGAACATGGGATTTTCTGCTGTTCCGTAAACTGTGAATTGGTGTCCAAGCAATTCTGTTTGTTTTAGGACTTGAATTTGGGCTGCCATAAACTTGTAGCATTAAGTTGTATGATAGGTAGCAAAAAGCGGCCGCCATATACGCTGCTACAAGTTAATGGACTTCACCTCGAAAGGCTAATCTTTACTTACGTATAGGAGGCCGCCAATATATAAAAGTATAGGCATAAAAAAAGCCCAACTTTCTATTGAGCAAATTAACCGCTTGCCCTGCGAGATGATTAAGTTCATCAACTTGTAGCATTACAAAAGTATTGAATTTTACGAGGTAATGCTAATTATTGGGCACAAAATTAGAGCATGGAATCTTGAAAGTGTATGAATTTCATACATAATTCAATATTATTAACCTTTGAGGGCTATTATACGATTTCCTAAATCAGTGAATCCTAAGGCGAAATTCCGTTTAATGCAAAATTACAATATTCACAAATAATGAAGTGCACCACCAGAAAACGTAAAAAGAAAGCGATGAAAAATTAATCTCACCGCTTTTTATATGCCTCAAAATAGACGTGTGTAAACAAATGCCAAATTAGAGTTGTACAAACATCAATTCTTTAAATCAAAGGAATTATCCGTATTTTATCGAGCAAGCCACAAACAAGGCCATAGCGCCGAATATGGCACTTGCTACTGCGATTATGGTAGTTATAATCCATTTCCAGTCTATGGGATTGCGTAAGTTAGGATTGGTGGCAAAATAAATTTTTCCATATTTCGTTATGCGGACATCTTCAAGTTCATGCCCCTCGTTCCATAGACCTTTGACAAGACCTAATCTTTCCAGCGAGTCTACGCACGAAATGAATATATGGTGCGGATAAGTGTTTGGGCAGACAATCCCGCTGCTGATTAAACGCAACACTTGCTTCTCCTGTTTTGATAGCTTGATTTGCTTCATGGTTGCCACTATTTATCGTCTTTCCTGAATGGATTGAAATCCGGGTCTTCATCTTCATAAATAATGCCGTCAAGGTACATATTGGTATTGGCTTCATCTTGCCAACGCTCAAACACGGCACGGTCGGCCTCGTCCCAGCCGGTGCGTTCTTCGAGTGTCATAGTAGCACGCTGGGCTTCGATATGCTTGATTACTTCTTTTTCTTGTTTCCTTTCCTCATCAATCTCTTTAATTACTTCCTCGATAGAAGAATAACAGGATTTGGCATAGCAGCATTCTGTACCGCCATAGATAAAAGTAACGGTTTTTTCCGTTTCGCCGATTATTTTATATTTCTTCTTCATTGCTCTACAAGTATTATTCTATAAGTGCCATCTCCTTCTATCCTACGTTTCTTAACCAAGAACTTAGTTCCTTTGTCAAACAGAATTTCATGTTGATTTTCAAGTGTAAATATACCATTAAATTCTGATATTTTGCTGATATTGCGTCCGTTTTTGCTTTGTATCTCAAAGATTACACGCTTGTGACTCTTGGGTATTCCGGCATGTGATATGAACTTCATAGGTGTATCCATGTAAAGGCTGGACGAAATGAAACCCTTATCGGACACTACATCGCCGATATGGTCAAGGAACCGTTCTTGAAGTTTCTTTATGCTCATGGTCTCTCCACGATAAACAACACCTTCATATTTGGGGAGCCTTGATAAGGCTTGACTTATCAGACGGCTTGCCACGTCCACATATTCATCTTCCGTTCCATTGCGTAAACGGCGGTTAATTTCACGACTAGTAGCCCTCTTGTTGCCAGAGGAGATGGCTTGGGTATAGGCATTGACCGCAGCTTGCTGCACTTCGGGAATATGCGGATAGATCTTGTTGTAATACTCTACACGGCTCATAGCAAGATTTGTCCTGCGCTTTCGAACAAAGGTTTTCTCTGTCTTGTTATAAACATTTACCTTAAAGTCCTCACGAATATATTTATCATTATCACGAATAAAATAAGGTGCGCTGTCCCAACTCTTTGCTCGCTGTATATTTTCGTTTATCCACTTTTTGAAAGCGTCCGGTACGTCTTTAACTTCGTTCACGCTTGCTGTCGTGGCTTCACTCCGACCGTCCCATTCCAAAAATTCTTCTTCGGTTTTTAGAATGGGTATCTTGTAACACCGGCAAAGGGGATGCCAACCGGTCCATTGGAAGTCTTTCGGGTACTTCCCAGCTAGTATATCGCAAATGTCTTGGAAAGGCTTTCCGTTGCAAGTATGGTTGTTGCTCAACTTGATTTCATATCCCACCACGAAGTCCATCTGCTGCCAGCGTAGATTTTCCGCTTGGCGGTATGCCATATTGATTTCGGAAGCAGCCAAACGGATAGAACGATACTCGCAATCCATTGCCCGTGATGCTTTTCCGAACCTTTCCTTGTAATCTTTTTGTAGTTGCGGGAAATCGAGCAGATATTTGGAGATTTGCTTGCTTAATGTAATTGCACTCGTACCTTTTTGAATGGCACATGATATGGCTTCTTCAAGTTCCTGTTTATACAGAGTCGATTGATTCCACAACTTATCTGATATGGTAAATCCTTTATCCTTACGTTGCTGAAACGCTTTCAATGCATCATTATTGGGCTGGTATAGGATTTCGTATTTCTCCTTTCCTATGGTTGCGCCATAAGTTTGCAATACTTTGTTGGCAAGAAGATCTTGAACTTCGTTGCTGTTTTTCCATTCTTCAGAAGTTCCACTATATATTACAGATCCGATGTCCTCAACGAACCTTTCTTGTAAGTCTCTTATCCGTTTCCTTGTTTGGGGATAATCTGACCACATAAACGGCCTATCACTATCAATAGTAAAATCGGTAATTCCGACTATTTTAGCCGCCTCTAAATTCAAATCCTCGTATATGGATTCCACAAGCATGACGTACTTGGCGAGCCGTTTATTCAGTTCGCTGTACTTGCGTTTTTGATTTGGAGTTTTCGGCTTTGCCATTGCGTATTATTTATTTTCAACCCTGTCAGGTGCTGGCATTTCCAATAAACGAATAGCTTTAATTGTTTCTTTACCCTCTAATATTGCTTTACATAAACGGTGATAGCCATCGGCGATTTGTCCCTCATCATCAAGAATAATCGGATATTCAAGAGAACATTGATTCACCCGTTTACACTGAAATATAAAACTATGAAGCTGATTACACTCAAATGGCTCTGCTGTCAAGTCAATATTCCATAAGGGCATATCAAGTATGGGATATTCTTTTGCTTTTGCAAAGTCATAGAGTGTTTGTACTGTCCAAATTTTATCCCCACGGTGATATTCACTTTCAGCAAACGTCATTTCATCTATTGGTACTTTCATACTAGCCATTATCAAGTTTATCGGTTATCTTATCCATTATACGATAAGTAACTGGTTCTCTTCGACCTGTAAAAAGCCAATGTATGACTTGGATAATTAGTAATGGAACGGAAAACAACATCATTGCAATAATCAAATATAAACGAGCAAAAACACTGCTAAGTCTAATTGCAGTACCCTTAACCGCCCCATAAGTTTTGTTTTTCGTACATTCGTCTTTGGTAAGAAAACACTCTCTTTCTAGAAAGCCTATAATATCACGAGATGTACCTTCTAATTGATAGAATATACTTACAATATTATCAGGATAAATATGTATTTTTATTCCGTCAATTTTATGCCGTGTAGGTTTTCCTTTACAAAATATAACCCACACATAATCTCCAATATTGTATTTATTTTTTATCTTCATAATTAGATTTTTACAATGTTTCGTAGCAGTGTAAGTTTAGGCTTACACTGCCTTTTCCTTTTCTACTACTTGGTAAATAGGCTACGCTCCTGCTGTATAAGTCCCGGTTATCGCTGCCGTGGTGCTATCCGACAAATGTGCTGTACCCGTTATAGCTGTACCGTTAATATTCAATTCAATGGAGGTGATTTTTGCTCCATTCGTTCCATCTTTTCCTGCAGTTCCGGGTGCGCCGTCCTGTCCGGCAGTACCTTTTAAGTTCTTGAATGAGAAAGCAAATGTGGGAGCCTCTGTCGTTCCACCTTTAGTCACTTCCACACTAGGAGTACCAGTGTTATTGTCAACTGTAGCAGTAGCAGTGATGGAAGGGGTGGCGCCGTCTTTTCCATTTGTACCATCGGCGCCGTCTTTCCCTCTTTCGCCTTTAAGATTTTTGAACTCGAAGTTGAGACTGTTTTCTTCTAATGATACCTCGACACTCGGCACTCCCGTGTTAGCGTCCACTGTGGCTGTTGCTTCGGTTATTGACGAACTTCCACCACCGGATTGGGGAACCACGACCATCTTTGCTGCCTTGACAGGTGTATCGCTGATAATACGTATCATCATTCCTATCGGAATATCTAAGTCGATTACACGTTTTCGGCAGTCTATATCCAATTTATCATAAACATTTGGCTCCATGTCTGGCATGTGACGATAAATAATCAATGGCTCAACCGTTCCATTATCTACTTGGATAATACATTTACCCTCTGATACAAAATCGGCCACATATAAACCGTCTTTTTGATTGAATGTGATGTCTTTCATCTTGTTATAATTATTTTAGTAAAACACGTGCTTCTGTTATATACCTGAAATCAATTTCTGTACCCTGTTCTGTACATGAAGAACGACGAGTAAAATCTAAAGATTCGATTTGTAAACTCGTGCTGTTCTCAAATTCGAGTAATGCTTCGGAAATCTTTTGTTCCAACTTACGCTTACGCTCGTTAATTTCTTCGATGCTTTGCTTTATATTTTCTACTGCCATTATTCCACTCCTCCTTCAAATAAATTAGTAATTCTATTTTGTGATATGGTTATTTCCTCTTTCTGTATCTGTTCCAATGTGGACTGTGGGTCGTTTGAATATCCAGCCTGTTGTATGGATTCAAGCTGTGACATGACTGGTTTTCCGCCATTAAGTTTCAATAAGCGATCTGCTGTGGCATCTTCATCTTGTTGTATGAAGGGGGTAATGATATGTTCAATCTCTATATTATCAATTTCGCTTGCCCATGATGTTTTCATGTGCTTTAAAAATTCTTTGATGACACTTGCCTCACGCTCGAAAAGCTCAATCCATGAGCCGCTTTCGTCACCAACCTTTAAGTGTGCATCGGTCAAAAGCATTTGTCTGGCATCATAACCTATGTTCCCCAAAGACTTCATGTTGTCAAAAGAAACGTCCGGCATCTGCGATTGCATCCAATAGAGTTTAAGAAGGGTTTCCACGTGATACTTCAATGCCTCGATAGATTGCGCCCACGATACATACGATACATCTCCATTTTGTTCCACCCGGTAAACTCTACGGCTTTCTCCCTTATCTTCTTTGCCTTGTATACCACCGGCTATTTTCAAAATTGGTGCTGAATTATAGGCAATCACGTCAGAGTTACGAGAAAGTGTATATTCCAATTCTTTGCGAATACGAGTTAATCCGTGGTATATAGGTACAGGCCTAAGTGCGTATGCGCCGGGTATTTTCATTAACCGTATCTGTTCAACAGTGCCGACAGGCTCCCAGCCCTTACCATTTTGTTTCCATTTATAATGTTTGTCTGCTGTGTAAGTCTCAAAATAAGTAATTTCTTCGTCCTTTACCTTTTTTGTGTATTCAAAGGACATTGCAAGCATATCGTCAAGTTCGTCAATCAATGGATATAGTTTTACGCCCTCCATTGGTGAGTATGTCTTGCATTTTAGCTTATACTTACTATCAAACCCATATAATGTATTGGTCTTTTCTACTACGTACCAAATTGTGAAAATTTCGCATGAGGCGAAATACGCATTTGCACGTTTAATATTTTCTGTATCGATTCGGGCATACTTGTAAATTGCCTCTATAGCCTTTGCTATCTGTTGGCGGACTTCAAATCCTTCTGTGTTGTGGTAGATACGTTTTACAGGAATGGCAAACATGAACTCGGTCATACGCTTTGTAAGCAGCTTTTCAAGGCCAATGTAAATGCGTGATGCTTCTTCTTTTGTCCCGTCTTTGCGTATTTTATCTTTTCGTGTTATAGTATCTTTGGCTATTTCATGGAATGATGGTTCATACGCTTTAATAAGAAATTCCCATGAAGGAACACAAACGGATTTTCTTTTTAAGTCATTGATAATATTATCAACGGGTCGGGCACTGTTTAATATAGCGGTTATTTCGTCCATAGGCTTGTTTCGTATTACTTCATACGATTTTTTTTCAAAAATAGTAAAAGTGAATGAATTTCATATACTTTTAAACTATATTTCACACAGTATGTAGTCTACTGTATTTAGTCGCCGTATTTTATCTAAAATAGGATATGATACATCGTGCGTGATTGAAGATGTACTAAAAGCGACGCTATAACCGTTTTGGATTATTTATCAGATAATTTAGTTCATCTTTATATTTTTGCTCACGAATCTGAGCTTTATCAAACAAGGTTCCAGACCCTCTACAAGGTTTCCATCCCATAATTTATTCTTTTTTACAGAAGATTATCATATTTATTTTTTCACTTTTATCAAAAATCGCAAGCGTAAGTATATTGATTTTTTAGGCTTTCTAAGGCTTTTTCTGTAACAAGGTATGCATAACTGTTGCTGCTTATGCGCTTGATAGAACGTGTCTTTTTGAGAACAACAGGCTTATTGAAGATGATTTCATACCTGTTACCACAGCTCGTTATTCGAAAATCAACACTACGCTTGTATCTATCTAATTCTGTTTCTTTGTATTCACCTTTGGAGACAAAATTAGGATTGGACACAAAGTAGCCTTCTGCTACCAATATACCATTTGAGTTATATACTTTCATAATCGTGTTTTCATGACATTATCAGTAATTTTGTTCCCTGTACTATCAAATACTTCTATAGTTGGTCTACCTCCGTTATCAATAGGAGAAATAGCCTCTGATGTTTCATATAAAGTTTCTCCGTCTGTAACCATTATCTGCTTGTCATCTTCAAAACAAAGTACATCTTCACCTTCCCATGATTTTATTATTTCTAACGCTTCTTTATAACTTTCTGCTTCGATAGAAAACTGAGTACGCTCCCAACATGTTACTTTGCGGTCCTGATAAAAATCAAATGTTTTCATTGCTATACTATTTTAGTAAATAATATTGGTTTCTTTTAGTATTGTAAAGATACTCATTATCAGTGAGTTAACCAAATATTTACAGCCTTATTTTGCTCATAATCAGGAGTTTAACTTTTGGTAACTTTACAATTTCCGTTTATATCCTGCTTTGTCCCATTATAAAATCTCATCATGTTTATTCTTGTATTAATTTTTTGCTTAATATTTTTCTTTTTGAGTTGTTCACCCCACTGATAGGCTTCCTCAATGACACTCTTGCAATGTTTCTTCTCCCAATTCTCGCAGAAAGGATATGACTTGTATATACTCTCAATCATGTTTCAAATAATTTTTTATAACTCATATTTTACTCCTAATTTTCATCAAATATGCTTTCGATTTTTTTGTTCACCCTGTCACATGTATCTCCAAAGGAAATGGCAAAAGATTCGTCGCCTACACGGTCTATGATGGATCGCAGGTCACGGGCGATGTGGTTGAACGCCCGCAGTTCTTCCAGCATAGGGAGGGTAACAGTGCCGTCATATTTTTTCAGTAGCGAAAGTAAATCGACGGCGGAGGATTCTGCAATGTCCGCCAACACTGGGATTTTTCTCAGGAGGCGATTACATTTCTCTTTGTCCTCTTTGCTCATGGTGTCGGTGATTGTTTTTGCCGTGACTTGCTCACGGGTTTGCAGTAGTCGGTCGTATTGCCTTCGTAAGTTGTCAAACAGAGCGAAGTCGCCCCTTCTCAGAGCCTTCTCCATCTTCCGGCTGTACTCCTCTTTCAATATTTCAATGTCCATGATTTACTTGTCTTACACAATTATTTCAATATCAACTCTCTTGGTTCTTTATCTTCCCATTTTACTTCTGGGAATAAACTGTCACTTAATACAACAACAGTAGTATTTTTATCTTTAAATCCCCATGTATACTTACGTTTAAATGGTTTAGTTGAGTACATAAACAATTTTCCACTTTCGTCCCTTGCTATCCACATAACTTGCTATTTCTTAATAATTTCATCATTTATAATAAACTGACCTCTAATTTCTGTTGGCAAAATATTTGTGATATTCGCTCTATGTTCTTCACCATGCATAGATTTGAGCAACGGGTGTATTTCTTTTGGCATAGGAGCGGGACAATCTTTGCAATGTACTACCATTACAAAATGTTGTTTTTGTCCATTCTCGTCCTTACTACCACAGCATTCACAATGAATAGGATAATAGAAATAAGTCCTTTCTAATGGTGCTTCTTTGCCACAGATTTCACATTTACCAAATTCAATTTCTCCCATGATTATTCCAAAGTTTAACTAATTGTTTTTCTGTATATGGTTCTTTTATACCCATATTTGCATTCACATACCATATTCCTATGGAATCAATAAGTATGAATCTATTTACATCTACCCGGTATATCTCATTATCGGGGTATGCTTCCTTTACAGCAGTTGTACAGTCTCCATTTGTATAGCAGCTTGTTAGTATAAGCGATACTAATAAAAGCAATAAAAATTTCTTCATATTTACTCCTCCCACTCGATTTTAACGGTATCAACATAGTCAAATCCTACTACGGAAGATTTTTTTGCTTCCTCTTTGGTCGGGTAAATACTTGCCATGCAAGGGATTTTCTTTCCTACATTATATGATTTATATACATTCACCCACCCCTCTTTCTTCCAGGAGAGCATCATGAGGTCATTTTTATTTTCTCTATCATGGTCAAACCTTCCATTTCTATCATAAGTTGATATGCTTTCATCAAGATAATCATGTGCTTCTACAAGTGCCACAATAGGATATTCTGCTCCTTTCAAATCATAACATAATATCCTTACCTTTCTACCATCACGAGTACATACTGGCTTGCCAGCTTTGGCTGCTTCAAGGTCAAAGGGTTTAAAATTCAATTTCTTTTCTTCCATATCTTCTTTGTTTTGTTTGATTTCTACATAGATTGCTCTTACGCTATTTTTGCATACACCGCCACTTAAACATGCTCCTCCTTTTTTGAATACACAGAAAGTGCAGTTTGCGTATCCAGTTACAATTGACTGTACTTTCTTTCCATTTATAATTTCAGGTTCTCCTACCTTTTCAAGTTTCTTGAATATTACAGATTTACCATCTTTTCTATAACATGATAAACATTCTCCTCTTATCTCAAATACATCACTACAATGAATATCACTCTTGGTAGCTAAATCACAATTCTCACATCCAAGAGATTTTGTATGAATACACTGATACCATTCTCCGTTGTACTCAAATATTTCTCCTACTTTTCTTTCCATAATTTCACTTTACCAATTCAAAATCATACACAAATACATAGGGGTTTCTCTCCCATGTGCCTTTACCGCTTACTTTATCAATTAGAATTTCGTAGGCATCTTGCGGCGTACAATAAGGTTGTATATCATTTGGAACATAGTATGCGTCCATAAAATGAGTATCTGCACTACCACATTGCCCCTTTATTATTCCCTCTTTCAAACAATCTTCATCTGAAATATCTTGTAACCGTTCAACACGTACATTGGTTATGCGGATTTGGTGTGGCATTAGCTCTGGCTTCACATACATTTTATTTGTCCAGCCTGCACCGTTTGGGAATAAATTAGGATTGCACTCATCATTGTAAAAGGAATTGTAGCTTTGAGCGACGGCTACGATTTCACCTACTTTATAAGGGAGTCGGAATATGCTACCACCTTCCAGCTTTGCTCCATAACCACAGAACTCACAATAAACACTACCATCTTCGTTGACAACCAAACTCATGGGTTTGTCCTTCCAATATGCTGATTTATACCAACGATGTACCGTAGAACAGTCCTCCGGTTGTGGATTCATTATCCGCCTTGTCTGAGTTTTTATACCTTCAAGTACGGCTTGTGTGAGTCTGTATTTATCATTGAACATTATTTTCTTCATATTTCAATCGCCATTAATTAAATCCAAATTATAAATACATAATCGCTATTAACTGTACGATTTATATCATTAGTCTCATAAAGCGAAGCTACTTTAATAAGTTTTGACTTATCTTCCACTTTTTCAAGTTCGTCAATCAATTCTTGTACTGTCATATTCTTTTCTTTATCGGTTTGTATTCGTCTGTCTCATCATCGTATTCAAAGCAGTCCGGACAGTATAGCCTATCACCGATAATTTGCCAGTCCATATAAAGAGCATCTTCTATGGCATCACTTTCTTCACTCCATGCACAAATATCTTCATTGATACAAGCCTTACCACAATTATCGCACACGGCTTGGTACATTTCTATTTTCCGTATCATGAATTACTCCTGTTTATTAGTTAATAAGTCTTCTACATATGCCCAACTTTCTACCTCTGCCTCTTTGACAAAGGTTTTGTAATCTTTTTCCGATAGGTTTTCCCCTCCGACAAATAAGCCATACGATTTCGTATTCACTAATATCTTCCTGCCGTATTCCGGAATTTCGCTCTTATCATGCCATGTGTTTTTCAGATAGTATTCCACGCCGTTTGTGAAATCGCAACGTTGGTTGTCGATGACTTCTCTTTTGTAATCAGACAGATAATTTTCTGTATAATTCTTTTTCATGTACTCATCGAAACTCTTTTCAATTGTTTTTTCGTTCATTGCTCTCCTCCTTTCATAAGTTCTATTTCTCCCATATCTGTATGATTTTATAATTTATTGAAATAAACTGACTTGTATTCTTTTCAAGACCTTTTCATTTGCGTCGTTATAGAACTGTTTGTTGACCTCGAAGCCATATGCCTTTCTTCCCAATGAGGCCGCCGCATACAGGGTTGTGCCGCTTCCTGCGCACGGGTCGATGACAACATCGCCCTTGTCCGTGAATATCTCTATCAACCGTTTGAGAAGCGGGACAGGTTTCTGGCAAGGGTGGCATTTGGGCGTGGTGTTGTCCCTCACCCAATCGAAGCAGTTGAAAATCATTCTCCCGTTGTTGTTGAATTTGGGCAACTTGTCCCGATAAAGGATAAGACCGTATTCGCAGTTGCCGACGACCTTCATGTTTGCTTTCAACACTTGCGCAGAGAAGTCCTTGCGGAAAACCAGCGGTATGTAGTGATTTAACCCGTATTTGCGTCCTAACTCTATGAATTTGAACTGTTGTTCGTATTCGCAGAACAGTATCATGCAGGGGGATTTGCCGGCTTCTTTCGGCTCTTTCACGAGCATTTTTGAACAGAAGTGCATGAACTCGGCCGGACGGAACTCGCTGTCGGACGAGAAGAATTGTTTGCCTGCCAATGCGCTCTCGCCGTTCTTGTTGTCTCCGTCGATATACCATGCGGGGTTGCTGGCGTAGGCGTTATTCGCCAAATTATACGGCACATCGGCTATAATCAGCTGCGCTTTTGGCAGACCATAGACTTTATAATTTTGGAACGAATCGTTGTAAAGCTCTATGTCTTTCATACTTAACTTTCCTTTTTTCTGTATTTGTCGATAATTTCTTGAATCTGACCGGGTGTCGCTTTCTCCTTTTCACGTAGCTCTCTCTCCCGTTCCTTTTCCTCCTGCCTTTTCTTGTCCTCATAGAACCGCAATAGTTTCTCTCTGTCGGCTCTGAACTCTCGAAGAGACCTTGTTATCACCATAGGGTCGAAAACTCCGTAGAACGTTCCGTAAAGCCCTTGCTTGAACCGCTGGAAGAATACCATGAACTCGGTGAGCTTAAAACCGCCATAGCCTAAGATAATTGTCCGTGCCAGTTCGATAAAATCTGCTGGTTCCATGCCATTGCGAACTTTTGAAAATTCAGCGAGTTCAAAGAGCTGTATAGATAGCCATGATTCAGCTACGCTATCTCCAAATGTCCGGGCAACTCTTGCAATACTCGGTGCATGTCCGGTGAAACAACGCTCCTCGTTTTTGCAGTATTCCGTCTGCTTGTCAGGGCTAAAAAGGCAAAGCAGATTCTCCCCCGTCTTGTAGGCTGCTAGTATCTCCTGCTGCCAGCTTGGCGGCGATGGCTTCTGCAAACTCTGCATATCGCTCCTGTTTGGTCTTGGAATTAGGTTTTTGATGAATTCCGGATTGCTCATCTCGTGCTCGTTTTAGTTCGATTATTAACCAGCGGGCAAAGTGTTGTTGTGCATCGCTGACGCTTTTTCTTGCAATACCCTCGTTTTGAAGTTTACGGATATATGCCTCGATATATAACCTCGATTCGTTCTCGTCGATGTGGTTGTTCATCGATAGCGTTTCTATCCACGTTTGATTTGAGAGTAGTTCTTCACGCAGTTCTGTCAGTGGCTTGTCAACGTCTTTGCCAAAATCATCTTCTTTTTCTTTGCTTCTCGATAGAGAAGTTTCTTTTAAATCATTATCATTATCATTTTCATTATCATTATCATTTAAGCCCCCACTGGCTCGTTTGGCCCCCACTGGGTTATTTGGGGTCGAGTGGCTCGTTTGGCTCCCACTGGACTTTGATTTAACCGTTTCAGAGTTTTTGTCATTACCTCCTTTACGCCCGTTGTTCCGGTTTCTCTCGACAATGCCCTGATATTTGAGTTCATCTATCTCGAATTGATTCTTGAAAAACTCAAATGCCATTTCAATGTCCTCCTCTACCGTAACCTCCTCGCCAAGTTGATATTTGAATATTGCTCGAAACAGCCTGCCCAGTTGTTTGTCAGATAATCTCGATATGGGTTTATAAAATGATTTATAAATCAAAAAGCTGTCTTTCATTTATTCTCAATATTGATAGTGAATGCCCACCCGTTCAGGGTCTTGTGCTTGTCAATCTCACCGGTTTTGCATAGCTCGTTTATCTCTGATTTGAGTAACCGGATAACAACCGACTGTATTTCGGTAAAGCTCGCTATGGAGGGCTCCTTGTTATTCTTTTTCTTTTCCTCGATAATGGAGGATATAACTTGCTTGGCTATAATCATGGCTATTCTTGTTTTAACAATTCTGGGTTATGAGAATACAGCCGGCAGGTACTTGTGCCGGTAAACGTTTTTCAGATAGGTTATCATTTGGTCGTAGCTCTTGATAAAGCCCTCGTTGATAAGGTCGGCGACTTTTCTTTCCAGCTCGTACAATTCCCGCTGTTTCTTTTCTTCGCCGTATTGGTTGCGGATATTCCTTTCATGCTCGTTGAACACAATCCAGTTCAACGCTTCTCCTACTTTCTGCATGGCTTGGGGCATGAAGTCTTTCCGAACGATCTTTGAAACGGCCGAGCCTAGTTTGTTGTAGGCATCGCCGGCTTCGTTGCGGTACTTTATCATTTCGTCATAGACGAATTTGATTACTTGTACTTCAAATCTTGGATTTAGCCACATAGCAAATTTGACGAATAATACAGGGTGCATCCATGTTCCTCCGCTTTTACCTCTCAATTTTAAATACGCAAGATTCTTCGTGCTCAATTTTTCTTCCTCCAACAAGGCATCTATAAATTCTTTTGTGTTTTTATTGTAAAAGAACTCTTTCAAATCCTTTTGCTTTAAATGGGGGGAATTCCCCCTATTTAGATTTGCATATTCATTCCATTGCCTCAACAGCTCTGTTGCGCAAAAGAATCCGTCTTTTGTTCGCTGGGTTACGTTAAATTCACCCATCTTTCTTTTCATCAGTTGGTTCGTTTTCATAGCGTATTTTCTTTGTTTATTTTAGATTCAACGACTTTGTATTTAATGGGCAATCCGGAGCAGGTGATAGCGAGCAGGGCAGAGTCCCTTTCTTCTTGGTTGCTGCGGGGTCTGTTAAACTCTACCCCGCTCATCTGGCACAACCGCTTCAATTCTTCATGGGTGATCTTGCCGTCTTTCCCTTGCCAGCACTTGCGCAATGGGGATTGCTCCATGACTTGTATTCCGTAATGCCTCAGCATTTCGACTATCTTGCGACCGGTCTCTTGGTTGCGACCTACATGCTCGCCTTTCTTGGCTGCGCTCGCCCGTGTGTCTTTCGGTGACAAGTGCCAGTTGGATTTGTTTTTCCAACCGGCCTCGACATACACCACGGTGGCATGGCCGAGTTCCGCACCTTCGAATGCCACCGAACGGACGATTTCCAACAACTCCGGGAACGGGTGGCTGTTAACCGTCAGCTTCATGTCGTACAGTCCTAGTATGGCAAGTCCGCTACGCTCCACGTCAGGGTCTATCCCTATCACTACATCGTATTTGAATTTTCGGTTGTATGTGGCCTGTTCTTCCATTATATTTTGTCTTTTTATCAGAAAAGTTTCTTTTGTATAGATTCGCATGATTTGTCCGTGAACAGTTTTCGGAATATGTGGAAAAGGACATCTACGACGATACTGTTACCTGCCATCACATATTGCCGGCTGTCGCTTATTCCCGCATTTTGAATCTTGTTTATATCCGATTCGCTGACACCCATTAACCGGAAACATTCTCTCGGTGTCAGCCTTCTTATCTTTTCCAGACACAGAAAGTTATTTTCCTGCCACGAGTTGCTTGTTATCGCAGGGCATATCGTGTATGTCCCTCCTTTGTTGAATCCTCTGCTGCGTTGTATTATCTCGGGTTCCGAATATTCCCCCACGATTATCGAATTGTCGGTCGGACTTAATGCTCCGTTAGCTCTCAGACAATTGGCTATGCCATCACTTGTTTTAGGCAACCATAAAAAGCCTGTTCCTTTTTTTACGTGAGCGATGTTGTGTCTTATGAAACCTTTTATCATTTTCTCGCTCAAAAAATACTTTTCGTCCACGTCGCATTCGAGAATGTCCCTCAATCTCTTTTCAATGGGTAAGGGTTCCGGGAAATAATACGATTCCGAGTCTCGTATCGAAATCATGAATACTCTTTCCTTGTTATGGGGAATGCCGTAGTCTTTCGCATTCAGAACCTTCGTATGGTTCGTGTACCCTAATTGGGAAAGGTATTGTTCCCATGCCGATAAAAAACACTTGTATTTCCTTCCGGTAAGGGACTTTACATTTTCCATGAGCAGGTATTTCGGCATCTTGGTCTCTATCGCTTTCTCGCATTCCCATAACAGGCTGCTGCGTGTTCCGCTGCCTTTCTTCAATCCCGCCTGCTTTCCGGCCGTTGAAATGTCCGTGCAGGGGAAAGAATATGTGAACAGGTCGAAGTCGGGAACTTTTGCCCAGTCTATATGGCATATATCCCCGAAGTTCCTGTCTCGGTATTGAGGATATACGGCATTATGGGCTTGTATGGCGTACTTGTCGATTTCCGACCAGCCGACCAGATCGTAACCGATTCCGAGCCGGTCGAGTGCCATGCACTGGCTGTCATATCCGCTGAATGCTGTAAAGACTTTTAATTGCATATCTTTCTCTTTTTGTTCGGCAGGCGGGACTCGAACCCGCATGATAGGAGTTTTTCTAAGACTTTCACTTAGTAGTTTTAATTTGTGAGGTTGCGCTCACCGTGCGATACTTTCGTATGCCTAAACTCGGAGGAGAATTGTCAAGCGGTAATTTTTATTTTACGGCTACGCCTCTACAAGCTGTGCCATTGCCAACCTATCTATAAGAGCTACACTTTATCGTATACCAATTCCGACACTGCCGATACCACCTAAAACACTTATGGCTTATTTCTCCCCGCAGTTCCTTCCTCCGTATGGTGCTCGACCACGTACCCGGCTCGGCTTGCGGGAATGTCTAACATTATACTCCTATATCAGGTCCATGATTTTTGTTTTCACAATTCCGTCCAACCGCATATCGTTAAGGCCTTGTCTCATGTGTTCTTGCATGAGGCGGTTGGCTTCGGTGATGTCTTTGGCGCAAACGAGGTTGTAGTACTTCGTTTCCTTTTCATTGCCGTTGTCATCGATGAATATGTCTATCAACGTGGCTTTGTAGAAAGGCTTGTCTTCTTCCTTCTCGTTGACTATCTCGACGACATTCGAGCGGGTGATAGAGAATACATCGCAATTTCCGTTGTACTGTTCAAGTCCTTTGGCTTCGGCCTCGGCGAACAGTTCTACATCGGTAATGAAGCGTTCGATTACTTCTTTCATCTCTCCTTTGTCGTTCTCTTTATCGACTTTCAATTTGATTTCGTAAAACATAATGATTCGTATTTAATCTATATTGATTTTAGCATAATGACTCCGATACTATCGCTGTCTTTGCTTTTAACGAGCAAAGATTTATTGCCTTCCGAAAGCTGCATATATGCGTACTCAAAATTGAATAGAGCTTTTTCGATCTTGGAGAAGAACGAAGGATCTATCCGTAACTTTGTGATTCCTTCTGTGCTCTCTTTTAGATGTTCTGAAATTACATTCTCCATTTCAGGGTATTTATAGACTTCGGAGAATGGGTATATAACTTTTTGATTGTCATACAATATACATTCAAACCCCATGTCCGTAACTTGTACCATATCGTAAGAGAGGATAGACTTGTAGGCTTTTGAGCCTATAAACTTGCCATCGAGCTTTTCTATTTCTTCATCGGTGAATGTGGAACATTCGGATAGATTGTTTTTTACCAAGATATGTGTATCGCTTGCATAAGCGTAACCATCTTTAAAATGGATATATGAAAATACAGGTCTGAAATAGTCGTTTCTGCTGCATGCCAAGTCCATTCTTAGGCATCTGTTGAAATTATGTCTAGTCTTCATCGCTTTTATTTTTATCGGTTAAAACTTCTTTTAACTTGGGATTACATGCCGCATAACTGCGGACACACCAGTCGCTATCCTTTGCCAGCTCTGTGAGCACATCGACGGGAGTGTTGGGATTCCCTGCCGCATT